GCAAAAACAAAACATAATAAAAAATAAGAAATTATTTTGTAAATGTGTTTTGGAATCCAACTAATGTATTGTAGAGTTATGTTTGCCAATAGTAAGTTGGAACTAGGTACTTGCTATGAAAAGAGTTGTCACTCAATTTCTGCTCATACTTACAACACTGCTGCCTTTAGCCTGTGCTGGAGAGAAAACCCTACCTACGCCTCCCCAAAAACTAACGCCTTTATACCTTAAAGGATTTAAAATTATAGATGACGCTGAAACGTCTGCGATTGGTAAAATTCTTGAATACGACGGGGATATAATAGGGAGCGGGGCTCTAATTTCATCAACCCACGTACTTACTGCTGCGCATGTTGTGGATAATACGGAGGCCTATTGGTTTGAAACTAAGGGAGTCAAATACTGCATTAAAGAAACTTATATACATCCGCTGTCTTCTATTATGTTAGTTGATGCTGCCCTTTTAGTCCTTGATGAGCCCTGCGCGGAACCCTCGGTTACTATACGAAGCACATCTTTAATACGAGGAGAAAATCTTACCGTAGTTGGATACGGTGGCGGAATAAGGAAGCGTAGTAATTTTGGCATTCTTTGGTATTACGGTACTCTAATCGAAGATCCATTTAATTTAAAAATGCTGTGCTACGAGGGGACCGTATGGTTTGGCGACTCCGGCGGTGCAGTGCTTGATTCGCAGGGGAATATAGTTGGTATTGTTTCCTCGTTAGGATGCAGGCGCAATTATGTTTACGAAAACTCCGCTGTGCGAGTAGACCTACTATTACCTTGGATTTATAAAACAGCAGAGAGTAGTGTAAATAATTCCCGTTAGTAATAGTCTATATTTCTTTTTTTGCTTGGAAATTAGATTGCCATAGTTGGCGCTGGAAGTCTCTAGCAAGTTGCGCCTTGACCTTAGGATCACCTAATACCTCAATGTCTCCTAAGTCGGCACCTACAGGAAGATCCCCTATAAGGGCTTCAATTTCTTTGTTCTTTCTAGCTCTGCTGGAGAAGCCATACAGCAGACCGCCAAGACCGCCTGTTGCGCCGCCCAGCAGAGCCGCCATAGGCATACTCTTCTCTAGGACAGCCCCAACACCGCCTCCTACGCCTGCGCCTAATAGAGCCCCTATAAGGCCTGTTCCTATGCCTGCCCAAGCGGGACTCGAGAGTTGGCTAGAAATAGGGTCTGCATTCATAGGGAAAAGCGTAGGGAACATTTGAGCCTTGGCTATGGCTATCTCCTCCCTCTCCATTGGAGTAAGGTATCTTTTGCATCCAAAACCAGGGGTGCACCTAATAGGAGCATTTACAACGCTATTTGAGGCAAAAGAGCTAGACTCTTTATTGTGGCTGGTCATGTGAGGCTTCTTGCCTTTTCTTGGCTTAGCCTCGGCTCGTCGCTTCTGGGCAACGGCTTTTCTTTTTTCTTCCTTAGACATCGAGCGAGTTGTTTCTGGCGTGTCCTCAGACACCCGCTTGGAGGGTCTGCACTTTGGATAACCGGTCTTGTCGTCGGCGTCAGATCTGCCACAAGGCGGATGCTTGCCAGATTTGTCTTTCTTGGAGATATCTACCCAGTCCTCCTTAAACCACTCTCTGAGATCGCTCTTCTTGGAGTTATCATCAGAGCCTGACTCCCATCCGCCACCTTGCTCCTTATACCATTTTGATGCCCATCCGTTAGCATAGGCGCTAGGATAAACATCAAACTTAGCTTTTGCCTTAGCCTTAGCCCTAGACCACAGCTCAGGATTAGTGGGCTTGTTCTTAGCTTGCTTGATCGTAGCCTGCTTGTCTACAGGTACGCAGTTAGGCACTTGCTTGCCGTTCTTGGTTTTCTTGCCAACCTGTTTGTACCCATCCCAGCATGCCTGGTTGTCTGCGGCTACTTTTCGCAAAAGCGGTATAATAAAATTATTGTTAGAAATAGTCATTTATTTAATGCGTTGGCAAAAGTTTGTACAAACTTATTCCAGGTGCCGATGTCCTTGTTTACCAGTGGGGTGTTGTTTAGCTCAAGCATCATTTTAGCAGTTTTTCTATTAACATATGCTTTTACGTCTTCTTGAAACGCTAATTGATTTTGAATCATCATTTGCATGGATTCCCGGGTATCTGCATGAGACTCCACGTTGGCCGCAAAGTCCCCAGGGCCCATATCTGCAACTTTTGCAAGTACCGGCGGAGGCCTATACAGGCCTTGCTCCTTGCACACCTCCCCAATATACCTACGCACATCAGGGCTAAGTCGTTCAGGCGTGCTGCTGTCCAGCATCGTCAGCTCAGTAATCGCCCAAGCGCACTCATAGACATCCGCAATATCAAACACATCGTAGCTCATTGGCGTGCCGCTTAAAACGTTTGCTGTGTTGATGAATGTTGATACATCGGTGTGGACAAGGTCGGTCGTAAGGGCAGCCCAAAGAGCCCAAACTTTGTCTGTATTGATGGCCGGGATATCGGATACCCCAAAACCTTCCTCGATTTCCTGGCGGAAGGCCTGGGGATCCATATCAAAGATTTCTTGGCCGTACGAGTCCAAGACCATAACGAGGAGCGTGGTACCAACGGTGTCTCGACTTTTCCACAGTTGCTCATAGGTCCTTTGAGATGTGACAGACTTTACAGGCATAGCTACTACAGGGACCTACTTATAGTAGACCCTATGTGGTCTCATATTCGGTTGTTTTCCCATATATCCCTATTTAGCCAAGGCCCGATAACACCGCCGCCTAGAGCGCCCCCCGCGGCGCCTCCGAGGCCTCCAAGAAGCAAGGCAGCAAGCTGCTGTTTCTCTGTGTTGAAAGAACCCAAGGAAGCTGCACCTAGTCCTCCGATAGCTCCGAGAATTCCGCCTACTCCTGCTCTTCTTAACCTGTTGGGTTCGAGTTGTCCAGTTATGATGTCCTCGTTGATGTATCCGCTTAACATGTTGCCTGCAGCCCCAACACCGGAGCCTAGTAAACCGCCACCTAAGGCGCCAATAATACCACCTATCAGCGGACTCTGCTCATAAACTCCCGTAATCTGTGGATAATGTGTGCCTCCTAGTGCGCCAAGAAGAGCGCCGGAAATAGCCCCGTATTGAGCGCCGCGCGCAGCACGACCAGCATAATCAACTTTCCTTTTTTTACGCTCCTCTTTAGCACACTTTAAACCTAACATAAACTGAAGATTGTCTGCTACCTTAATCATATTCTTATACTTTCTTAGGCTCGTAATTATGCGGAAAACACTAGCGAACAGGCATACTGTGCTTTATCTAATATGAGATCACTGACTCATCCTGGGTGTCGCCTTTTGCTGCTCGGCGCGCTGTCTAGCCATTGGAACGAGTTGGAGAAGGTCAAGGGGGGTATCGTGCTGGCTAAACTGGCTCTGGAGCTGCCCCCATAAGGCCGGATCCCTCATCGCGATCTCCGAAACCTCGGCGCGCTGTCTAACCATCCTATTCCCTTCGGCTGCAAGGCTCTTAAGGTATTCTGGATTGGAAAAAACTGGCTTCCCATCTGGACCTTCAGTGTAGTGAAATATGTTCCCCTCGGGATTCTCGGGGGTTCGTCTGTACGCAGCATTAAACATTACAGCTTTCCTCCCCAAATATGGATTTCCAAGGGGGTCCCTGTGACCAAGGTAAGGCTCATTAGGATTAAACGGACCCTCGAGTTGGCCATTTAGGAACCTGCGACGACCTTCATCCCAACGACGACCTTCGGCTGTTGCGGGGTTTCCACCTAGCCAAGGATTAAGGTTTATGCTGTTATCGGGGTTCATCCGGTAGAAGTCGCCAAAAATATCGGGCGGGAGATTATTAATATAATTAGCCATCTCCTCGTGTGAAAGTTGCGTGCCCGAGGGGCCTTTAATGGTGTTCCCCCCTAAGGCAGTGTTGTAATACGCTGCAGCTGTTTCGGCATCGGGGAAGGCCATAGGATTCCCCATCTTCCGCGGATTTAGTAACATTCTGGCTTGGTACCGCTCAAACTCCTCTGGAATCATGCTTACAGCAGGTTTCCCTTCCGCGTGGAAGCCAGTGCCTCCAGAGTCGTACCTCAGTTGTGGCTGCTGCAGTGGATAACGCCATGGGGGCATGGAGGCATTGCCGTAAGCAGCGGGGTCGTAGCTCCGCTTCAACATGTGCTGAGAGAGATTTAATAAATTATTTGCAACTTTGATCATATTGTATTTTACCCTCTTTCCTTATTCTTGGCGGAGTCGTAGTGGGCTTGCCATAGATCCCAGGCTTCACTTTCTGGGTGGTTGTCGTAATCAATAGGTTGGCCATTAGTTGACCGCATCCCTAAGAAATGTGGCAGATCCTCATCATACATGCTCTTTGCCTTTAATACTCTGGCTAAGGCCTCTTCTGAGCTCATGGGGTCTACCCCGTATCTACCTGAGGAGAAAGTCAATTCTAAGTTTCTCTTTTTAGCTACGTCTATCAAAGCCTGTATATACGTAGCTACCTGATCTTTTTCAATCGTCCCGAATAGAGCCGGGTTTCTATCAAGGTACTCATACGTATCCCTAACGCCATAGGCTTGCTTCTCTCCTAGTTGTGGCTGGTTGAGCAAATTCTGGTGATACTGTTGCTTAGCTTTGCGAGCTTTAACTGCCGCTAATCCAGCTTGTGCATCTAGTGAGTCTAAATTAGCCTGTTCCTTTTGATCGGCCATGCGAGCTTCAAAAGCTGCGTCATCTTCGCCCTGCATCGGCATTGGTTCGGCTGAATTAACGGGGGCTTGCGGCTGCTGCGATACCGCGCCCATGACACCCATGGCGTTACTCTCTTTAAAGATCCTCCCTAGTAAATCATCAGTCGTGTCTGGGATGTAGCCTGCTGTCTTAATAGCTGCCTCAAAGCGCTGGGCTTCTGGCTTCGGCAGGGTGGGCAGAATCTCCGCAGCCTTACCTCTATCTACGTTAAACCCGTCGGTTTGGCAGTATGACAGGAAATCGTCTCCGGCAATTTTAAGGCCCTTCTCCAGTTGATGATCGCTGATCTTGGTGAGATCTACTGGCATCCCTGTAGTTAAATGTATTACAGCATCTGCTGCAGCTGCCGCTTTTGTCATGTTGACGCGTAGGCAAGCCTCTACGGGATATTGAAGAGCAGAGCCCCACTTGGCATTAAGACCGTGCTTTACATCTAGAGCCTCTAAAGCGTTTGAGATAAGCTCACCGCTGTGGCACACTTCAAAGGGACGGCTGTTTAAATCGTTAGCAACCTTAAGAAGCTCGTCCTCAAGATTACCCCAACGAACGGTTGAAATGTCGCTTAGACGATCTGTAATAGCCATTGCAACTTTACAATTTATATTTGCATAAGTCTCAGGATTTACAAGTTTATCTAAATACGTCGATGCACTAGGAGTTAAATTTAAAAAATTAGCTTTAGCAATAAGTCTTGCCGCAGCCTGCTTTTGAATTGCAAGTGGAAACTTAGTGCGATTGGTATACATCCACTCTGCGCTGGCAGTAGCGGCTTCCTTAGTATGATCTGGGCAGCGTTCTATCTTTGCACCCTTGTATTCAAAGGAAATAGCATAAGACACAGGAATAGTTTGCATTTCAAATGCTTGCTTTATATTCTCTACGTCATCCGCAATCCCCCAAATACGAGCAGCATTAAGTAACTTTGCCTCAGCTTGTTTACTTGCGCCTAAAGTGTTACACTGGTTGCCGTAGAAATAAAGAGCGGAGCACCAACAGTTGGCCTTAGTGTTTACAGCAAACTTCCTATTGAGACTGTCCGCAAATGCATCGGATGAGATGCTATTCAAGTCTTTTTCGGTAAGTACGCTTGCAACCTTTACATATTCGGGCATAGAGACTTGTTTAATAAAGGCATTATAATACTTTTTAGAGACGTCATCAGTTATGTCAATCCAACGACTCATAGATGGGGCTCCTTCAGAAGAGTTCTATTCGACCCTACATTATACAAAAATTTTGAAACTTTTGGGCTATGACGGTCCGGCAAAGGCAGGAACGTATGTGAGATGCCCCAGATGCAAAACTGGAAATATGCTTGTATCCAGCCTGTTACCTTTTGAGGGCTGGATGTATTGCGACAAGTGTAAACTAGCATGTGAGGGGCTACAACTATACGGTCAAGCATACAAAATCTCAAATCCGGAAGAGCTCTTAGATACACTTTTAAAAGATCTAAAAATAAAATCTGTAAATACAGAAGACCGTATTGCTTATTGCAATTTTTACAACAAATACTACGAAAAGATACAAAAAGTTTGGAATAGGGGTCAAGCTGTAATGTACCCCTCTGCAAACAGATTGGCGATAGGTCGACTTACTGAACTAAATTTATGGCTAAGTCAAGAAACATTTAATAGAAGTCTGGTAGATTGGTTTGGCTTTGGATTTAAACACGAACTAGAAGATCAGCTGCAGGAGAATATACCTGGACTTGGCAAATCGCCAGACGGTCTACTAATAATACCGTTTTATATTAAACCGGGATTTATTAGTGGGTTTGGCTTTATTGGAAGCAAAGATCAAATGGCCTATATAAATTTGTTACAGGGCCATAATGGTGGATTTTGCGGTTTAAACGGTTGTCACAGGTCTGATGCCTCAAAAATTTATGTAGTTTCTCATCCATTACAGGCCGCTAGAATTGAGCAAAAATGCGCAATAGAAAGATATAGAAAGATATCAGTAGTGGCAAAAGCGCCTATAGGCGAATTAGAGCCACTATTGCTTACAAAGCCAACCGTAGCTTGGATTGACGAACCTGACACAGCTTTCTTCAAAAGTTGCATAAAAGCTCGTAATTTTAAAGTAATAATTGAGGACACGCCATACATCTGGAGACCTTCAGAAAAAAAGTCTAAACTCTGGGAAAACAGTCTTATGCCCTTTATTCACGCCAAAATAGAGGAAAATAATTTATTAAACCCAATTGACTTTTTAGTTACAGAGCTTTTAACCGTAGGTAAAGCAAATGCTCGTAATATTATACATAGTCTAAATTTAACAGAGTTTCAAAAGAACATCATTCTAGCGTCTTGCTCAGAGGGGATTAGAGAAGAGATTGCAGAACTTTTAAATCATATAATGGAATCTCAGCCTCTGATTATGGATAAGAAGGTGTTTTTTGAAAGAGACGGAAAGCTTTGGATACAAGGCTCAAGAGAGGTTGTAGACGAAGTCGTATGCAACGCTATTGTGCGTATTTTACATATATGCAGAATTAAGCAAGGCGGAGCTGCAGCCATCTTTGGAAAGATGATGTTTGACGGAAAAGAAATCGGATTTCAAATATCTGAAGACGATATAGAAAATCATCCAAGTAAAATACTTGCGTTTATTGCAGCCTCTGTCGGGATATCCAAGCAACCATTTGTTGCTGACTCAATAGCTAAAAAATATTTAGAAATTATTACAAGACTTAGCTCTCCGGAGGTCCACTCTGCTCAAAACTACGTAGGCTACGACCCAGATACAGGTAGATTTAACCTGCCTAAGGTATCTATCGACACAGATCAAATTAGGGTAGGTATTCCATTTGTAATAAACGAAGTGGAGCCTCCGTGCTCAAATTTAGTTATTGAGCCCGGATTAACAATAAAAAAAATTTCTAATATATTTGAGCCCAGCGTAGAAACAATTGTTTATCTTGCTTCAATGGCAGGAGTTGTGTCTGGGGTACATAATTTAATAAACGACAACCCTAGAACTAATCTTATGTTAGTGGGGGCTAAAGGCTCTTTAGCTGAATATATCTTTGATATTATTAGAATAGATTTAGGGCTAGACTATGCTACCTTAAACTGTAAAAACGATTTAGAAGCTGCACAGGCAATCGCAGAGCTACATCAAGTACCGGTAGCCATAAATGGAGCTAAGTCTTCTCCGAAGCTTTTAGCGCAATGGCTAGAAGGCAGAGGTAAGAATAGCGTTGTGTTTGCCTCATCCCTTATTGCTTCGGCACTAGCAGCGGATAAAGACTGGGAGTTTGTTAGAGCGGACACGGAGTTTACCGATGAAACTCGAGCCCTTTTAAATAGTGAAAATGTATTTCCGTTTTTTATGCAATACGCCCTCACGATAAGGCCTACGTCCTCGCACTCTTTGTTAGACACTTTAAAGTACCTTACTAAGTCTTTAGATATAAATCCGAATATTATGGATAAGGCTAAAGCCATAATTTCTGCTAAAGGCTACATAAACACTAAATCTGCCGGAGTTCAACTTATTAATTTTATACAAGAGGGTGTCGAGCAAGGTATGTTTAAAATGTTTACAGGAGATGGGTCTAAAAAGCGATATGTAGTTTTTAAAAACCCAATGGAAGATACTGTATCAATTGATTTAACAAATCTACTGGGACACATGCGATTTTACAATTTACCGGTGCGTAGCTGGCAATCCGCCGTAGTACATCTTAAAGAACTTGGAGCTGTAGAGAGAAATAAAGAAGAACACCTTATATTAGTGTTTTCAAAACCCCTATGGAACAGTTTGGTATCTGCGGTAAAACGAATGCGTAGTTTTAGACGAGCAGCTCTTGCAAATTTATTTCGCCTCTAAAAAGCATGCGTGACGTTTGCTATGTTATATTATACTCTACACTACAGATAATACCTTTAGTAAAGCATATTAAGTATAGAGGAATAAGACATAGCAAACGTCGCGTATGGTCTGAAATTGTGTTAATATAGTTTAGTTCTGATTTACTATTTTACTATTTAAGGTTTAAATACAGCCACTAAAATAAGGGGTAAGTCTGGTTAATATAATTTGATGGCGTTTCGCCATTGATCGTAATCTTAAGTAATTTTATAAAAATATACTTGAGGTTACGATTTAAGTGCCTATTCTAACAATTAGTGTGACTTTTAGCTTAAGTATTAATCGTATTCGTTTGCGTTATAGTATGTGTCGATATTTTTCATATGCACATGCTCGTCGCCATCCAATACTTCTTCTATGAGGTTAGGGATAAGTTCTGGGTATCGGCGCCATAGAGATATAACGGCAAAAGCAACAGCATGTAAAAAATCATCTGGCATTCCAGGATTGCGGCGAATAAATCGTCGTTCAGTACCAAACATACTTTCATTGCTTTCTTCGTACACCGCAAGAAAGTGATTCATAATGTTTTCTCCAGCGGCGTCCAAAAGGCTGTCAAACTGTGGGAATCGAATATTTTTGTTTTTGATTGCCAAGCATACAGCTGCAATAATTTTACTTTTATCTAAATTATAGTAGCTGGTAGGGTTAACATCAGTAGACGGCACAAACTGCAAAATTGATTTAATGCTGCCGCTTGCAGTGTATCTGCAATTAATAAGGCGAGAATCTGGAACTCCAATGCTACGCATAATGCTAAGTCTTACCTCACCTGCAACTGCAACGTCATGTGCAATTGCCGTACATTGAAACACATTGGCGATATTTGTAATTTCTTTTGTTTCAATGACCGAATCAGTCATGGCTGGAAACACATGGCCAAAGACAATGTCAATCTTTTGTTCAACAGGTTTGTAGCAGGCTACAGCAGCAGCAGTCATGGATTGAAATCTGCTGCCCTTACCTCCCCAATCTACTCCAAGAATCCTGTCTGCATACTTAGCAATATCTTGGTTATTGTCTTTTGAGTTAGGATTAAGTATACATACATCTTTAAGTTCTGTAAGACTTACAAGTCTTTGACCTTCATCGCAAGCCTCTCCCAAAACTTCGTTTACAAAAGTAGCAGAAGAGTTTAACTCTCGTTTTAACAAAAGCGATTTCCAGTTTTTCGGATTATTATAATGCACGGGCGCAATAACTTGCGGTACGTGATAGCTGGGAAACGTTTTTGCCCTTTCTGCATATTTGTGTACCCAAAATCCCTTTTCCGGCTCTAAAATCCTATGGCATTTAGCGCAGCAAAATCCTTCCGGCCTCATCATGTCCATTACAGTCAGTCCAGGTCCTGAGCCCTCTACAGTTGGTATGTTCCAGTGGTTACAGGCTTTGCACTGCATAAACCATTCAGCCTGGCTTGAGTGTAACCTAAGCTGTTCAATGACGTTATCAACTGTCTTACTGGTTCCTGCGTACATTTCAGAACGTCTTTCCGACGCAGACATACACTCTCTAACAATGTCTAAAAACTCAGGGTTCAAGTCTTGAATTTCATCCATGCGAATGCCGTCTACAGATAGACCTCGAATTCGATCTATTGATAGTTTGGCAAAAGAGAACCATAACTCGGAGCCGTTTTTAAAAGTTTTTTGCATTACTGAATCGACGCAGCTCTTATCCATAAGTATGTCTTTAATGTAGGACTCATGGACAAATTGTCTAATGTACTGATGGCTAAAGCGACGAATCTGCTCGAACTGCGGGGCCATATATAAAATTTTAAATCTATTAATGGCTGCAGCTTGTAAAACCCCTTGTGCGGCAATGTGTGTGGACTTGCCTACTTGACGAGCGCATACGAGTAATAATCTATCTGGGAGATTTGGATAAAACAGAGGTTCAAAAAATTTATGTTTGACTAAGGTAAAGGGTTTACCGTTTAATCTAAGCACAGAGGTTATAGGAATTGAGGACGTTTTATTAAATTTCAAATAAACGTTTAAAAACTTTGAAAACTCGTTAATGTCAAGTTTGCCGTAAAGTTCATTTAGTTTATTTGCGGGTAAAGAGAATATCTTGTTGTCAATGTCGTCTATATCACAAATAGATTTTATGTTTTGAGCCATGTCTACAACCCAGCTTGGTGCTAAGGTTTTGATATCTATTTGGGATTTTTCTTCATTAATTTTATCGGAGTCGTTCATGTCAACCTCTGAAAAAACGGAAGACTTACTTTTAAGACTTTTTAAACAATGTCTAATTGAAGCATATACTTTATTTATGTTACTGGCAACTGGATTTATTGTTGTTGGTAAATACTTGTTTGATTTGCTGTATGTTTTGGTGAAAAAAACCAAAGAAAGAAAAGCAGCTAAAGAGTTTGTAGAATCCTCTAGTTCTCAGGAGACAACCTAATGTCTAAACCTCCAAAATCAGAATCCCCTGACGAATTCTTAAAGCAGGTGGGTTTACCTGGCTACGACTCTACTATGATAGAGCCGAACACATCCAAGCCCTCCATAAATAAAGACATGTTGGAATCCCTACATCAGCCTAAAGACGGAACCGAATCTAAAGACTGTAAAAACTGCGAATAATCGGGAGGTTTCTTTGTTTGTGTTTATCTTATTTCTTTTAATTTTATTTTTTTTTATAGACCCTTGTTTAACATCTGTAATAGCCTTGCTGCTGATAATCGGCTATTGTAAATTAAAAAATGATTGATTGGATTATTACTGTTTCTCTCTCCTCGCTCTTTATAGGCTTTATGGCTTATATGGTAGTCTGGGGAATGCATAATTTTGAACTTACTGTTGATACGATTATGGCTTGGGCCGATCAACAGGACTCGTTTCTACAAAAACTCATATCTTGTCCTGTGTGTTTTGGGGTACAGGTTGTGCTTGTGTTGTCTTCTATACACTGTCTGACTTTTAATTTAGGTTTGTGGACTTGGATTGGAATTACTTTGCTTGCTTGCTTTGTAGCCTTATTTATGGTGCGGCTAGATCCTCTCACTGAAAAAAAATAAAATAATATATGTATAAAGAAATTGCTGTAATCTGGGTCGAAGCTCTTCGATCCGGCAATTATGCCCAAGGTAAATTTGCTTTAAAGCGCTGCACCTCTCCGCCTAATTTTTGTTGTCTTGGGGTGCTGTGCGATTTATATCAAAAGCAAAACTTAAATAATCCTTTAATTGAAAGCCAATCACATATATGCCAACCTTTAGACAGTAACTCTTGTGAGCACGTAAACGTAGTCGCATTTAACGAAATGTGTGAGTATCTGCCTAATGAAGTTCAAAATTGGGCAGGACTATCTTCTAAGGACGGCGCTTTATTTGATGTTAATGACACAGAGGTAACGTTGACGAAAAAGAACGATCAAGGTTGTTCTTTTGCAGAGTTGGCGAATTTGATAGAACGGAACCAGGAACAACTTTAAAGAGATGCCTATATGCGAGAGCCTTTGTTTGTTTTTTGCGCTGACTTGCAAGCTAGAGAGTCAGCTTACAGATCTATTAAAGAACTTAAAGGTGACGACTTATATGCTCTTAGGCAGGTAGTGGACTATTGCAAACAGCATCGTTTACCTCTAGTTTTAGGGGGAGATCAGGTCGATATGCCAACAATTTCCGATGAGCATACCATTGAGCTCAGGAAAATATTGGTGGATGTGCCTCATCAAAATACTTACTACGTAGATGGCAATCACGAGAAGGGTTTTAAAAGATTGTGTATGGAGGGGGGTAATGCAGCTGTTGCACGGAATCTAGAGGAGAGCAAAGGTTACGTAACTTTCGCAGGATTTGTTGCAGGATACAACTGGAGGACTCGTAGGCAGTGGGATGCTTACTTAAAAGCAAATGAACTGCAAAAAGCAGATGTATTGATTTTGCATGGCTTTGCTTCTCAGGTTATTCCGGCCCTAGGTTTACCTCCTGACGAGACCCCGTTATGCGATATGGATCTTGAGTGGTTTGATGGAAAGTACAAACTGGTCCTAATGGGTGACATTCATATTGAGTGGGAGTGGCAAGGCCCAAAGGGGACTAGATTTTTATACTCTGGTTCTATGTGGATGCATCGTCTGGGCGAGCCAGAAACGAAGTCTTTTATCGTTGTTTACAGCGATCTTAGTGTAGAGCGTATTCCTCTGCGTTGTCGGCCGTTTTTTCGCACCGAGATTAATTCAGAGGAGGATTTGAAAAAAATTGAAATTTGGCTTGACGCTTGCGACAAGCTCACGTATGTTTCAGAGATGTGCGCTTTTATGGGAGACAAGCTCCCAAGACTGCATATTAAAATACCTTCTAATATGTCGTCAAAACTGGCAGCTGGAATTGAGTCGTTAAAGCAAAGAGCATTTGTATTTGAAAAAGTAGATATTTCCCACGATCGGGACTTATCCGAAGTAAAGGGCTCGCTGGAGGAAAAAGTCGACATAGACAGCGCGCTAAATAAACTGCTGAACCCAAAGACAGAGATAGATCAGGAAGTCATGGCATTCATACAACAAGCCATGAATGCAGGATTTGATGAGGCCGTCAATGCACTCAAAAAGAAAGTAGGAATATAATGCAAGTGAAATTAAAGAAGATAAGTAAGCCAAAAAACAGCAAGAAGGTTGGCAGGCCGAATTTAACCAAGAGGCAGATGCGCATCGCCATCGCAAAGGATGTCATTGCGCAGCTGGAGGCCAAAAAGATCGTTGCCACTGTAGGCAACTGGATAGAGGACCCAAAGTTAGGGACCTTGGACTGTTTTGTGGAGTCTAAGTTGGCAAATGGCATTAATGAAAACGTCGTCAAGATCGATGCTTGCGACTACGTCAACAAGCTGAACAAGTGCAAGGTGTGCGCACTGGGTTCGCTATTCGTCTCCTCGGTGCATCTGGACAACGATATTTCATGGAAAATGAACAAAGAAGCTCAACGCTCTTTTTTAGACATGTCATGCAGGCAAAATGATTGCGGCTTTACGTATTGTACTTTCGAAAATATCGATAATTTCAGTAGTGAATCCGTTTTGTTGAAGTATTTCTCGAGAAGGCAGCTTGTGCTTATCGAAAATGCGTTCGAGAACAATAAAGGTACTCTTTCTCCATTTAGTGATTACGACGTAACGCTGTGCAAGGCTTTTTACAGAAAGTATTGTCACAACAACAAGAATCGCTTGATCGGAATCATGAATAACATAATCAATAATGACGGAACATTCGATCCCAAAACGGATCTCTCTGTCGATGATGTGCTTGAGATGGTTTAACCTACTTCGACGCGTTATGTCGCGTGCTGAGAAGAATAATTCTTAAAACAACTACACAAAAGGAGATATCAATGAGTATTATCGATAGAATTCTCAATGGTGAGTTTGATGATAAAGACAATGTCAACCTTCTAGCCCCCCAAACTTCTAGTCAGTGCGAGTCCGCAGAAACCTCCGCTTCGGCTCATCTGCCTCATTATGATGAGGATGAGGATGAGGAAATTGCGACCGACGAAGACGAAGAATTTGATGATACTTCGTCTGAAGAGGTTGGCGATGAAGACGAAGAATTTTATGATGATGATGAGGAGAGTATGCAGGATTATTCCGATATTCCTTCAGACAAATGGCTGCGTGAAAAAGCATTAGAGGAAGATATCAGCGAATCTAAGCCAGTCCCTAATACGTCTACTCAGTACATCGAAAAGCCAAAGCAATCAAAAGTACGAAAAACTAAGAAAACTATGACAAACAAAATTAACGAAACTCCCGCAAACAACAGTCCAAAGCAATCCGTTGCTCAGTCCGCTGAAAGGATCACCAAGAGGCGCGGCGCTCCCCACAAGTTGACAGAGCACGGCGAAGAAGTTTGCCGCCTGTACAGAGAGGGTGTGGGTGCTAAGCCGATTGCTGAAAAGTTCTCGGTCTCAGTCAGCTGCATAATCAACCTACTCAAGCGCAACAACGTCACTATTCGTCCGAAGGGTCGCCGTAAAACCAACGACTAAGTAAATACATATGAAACTGCTCTCCTTGAGGGGCAGGAACATCGGTCTTCTAAGGGGAGATTTTGAGTTTGAGTTTGACGACGCACTGACGGTTATTACTGGCCCAATCGGCTGCGGCAAGTCAACCATACTCACGATGATCCGAGCTTCGCTGACTAACTCGTTTCCAGGGAGCGCAAGTAGCTGGGCCTCTTGGGGTACACCACCCCAGGAGGCCTGCTATTTTGTTGCTACCTGGCGCATGGGAAACAAAGTCCTACACATCGCCAAAGCTATTGCAGGTGAGAAAAGATTCAACGATCTCAATATTCCGAGACTGCGGATTGAGCATGACGACGGTAAAGTTGAAGAAGTGTTTGCTTCAAAGGAGGCACTAGATAAAACGCATTCTTTGATACCGGTGCCAGTCGGCATCATTGACGGTCATTTAATTGTCGACCAAGACTCTATTACAGCTCCAGTATCGTCTACTCCGGCAAAGTTTAAAGAAATTATTCATACATTGACTAGAACTAACGAGCTTGAAGCTCTGCGTGGTCAAGTTCGAGATGTAATGATGTCCGTTACTGTGCCTGACGTTGAAGGTCCGTTACTGGAGGCCAGGACGGAATTTAACTTGCTGAGCGGCGAGGTTGGTCGCTTAGAAGAGGAGTTGAGTCAGCTTACAAAACAGTATGTTGCATTGCAGATTCAAGATGTGTGCCATCGTATGGATACGTTGGAGCATATTAAGAAAAACGACGATAAGCGCATGCAGCTAGAGTCCAACAGGACAACAGCAGTAAACGCTCATGTACAGTTACTGCAACAACAAAAAATTCAGGAAGCGGCTTTGGCGGAATTAGAGCGGCAAAAGTCAGCAAACGCTGCCGCTGCGGAATCGGCTAAGAAGTCTTTGTACTCTGCGGACCTTCTCCTGGAAAATAATAAGCGTAAAGCCAAACTTCTGGACACTGCTGAGAAGTTGACTGCCAAGCTCCAGGAATGTTTGCAAAGTCAGCCTCAAGCTCCTGCAGATGATCGCCCCCAAGCAGGATCAGAGATCTGGCTTGTGGACCATATGTCCGAGCTTAAGCAAGACTTGGCTGCTCTCATAAAGCGCATGCAACTGGCTGAGAGGGGGCAGTGCCCTGAATGCGGTACGGTGACAGCCGTATGTAGTCACGACATGAGCCAACTCAAGTCCGATATTGCCAGCAAGTCTGCTGAGGTAGATATGGCTATCCAGGCCCTGAGAGAAGTTAGGCGACTTGAGTGTGAATGGCAGAATTACGAAAAGGCTGTTCAAGACTGCAATCAATGCGCCGAGACAGTGATGGCCAAGGCTGCTGAAGTCGATCAAGAATTACAGACTTTACAGGATTTGCCTGTAATGACTGCTCAGATCAAGGCAGGTTTTATTCATATAGTTGGGAATTACGATATGCTGGAGCGAGGTATCAATAGCGCTAATAACAGTGTTAGTGCCATCAAGGGGCATATACAATCCCAATTGGACATGATCTCTCTGATCGACAATAAGCTAGAGGATATACCTTTAGCCAGATACGATGCCAATGAGTACGCTCGACTTCAGAAAGTCCATGAAGATGGATTGTTGCTGAAGCAAAAGGCGGATAAGCTGGAGGGCAGTCTTGAGGCTTTAGTACAAAGCGTAGAGAGAGCTAAAACCAAGGTGGACGTTTATGAGAAACGTGCAGCCTCAGTAAAACCTATTGAAAATTTCCGTAAAGTCTTAGATAAGGTCAATGAGATTTTGATGAAGGACGGTCTGCCAAGACTGCTATCTTTGCAGTACATGCAGAAACTCAATGATCGTTTAGCGTTTTATCTTAGTACAATCAATGCAGATTTTTCTGCGTATATTGATGAAAATCTAGAGTTCATGGCTAGAAAGTCTGACGGCCTAGTACACGCCGCCAAGAGACTTTCTGGCGGTCAGAAGCAGCAGGCAAGCGTTTGCTACTTATTGGCCGTAAATGATGTATTTGCTAGCACTCTCGGAGTCCTTGCCCTTGACGAGCCCTCTGGGGCAATGCAAGAGTCTAACTCTCGAGATCTAGCCGAGGCGTTTAATTACTTATCAAAAGTGGGACAGCACACCAATCGCCAATTTATTGTAATTACTCATAGCAACTCTCTTTCGGCTTTGGGCTGCAAAAACATCGCACTTGAAGGTTTTGAATAATGACTATCGTTGATTGCAGTGTTGTTTACATTTTAGTGAGCCGTGATTTTGTCGAAGCCGTTCGCTTTTAAACAATGTCAAAAATAAAGACTGTAACGTAATTGTTTTAATTTAAAATTAACTGTATTTAAACTATAAAGCTAACATGAATCAAAAAGTAATACTGCAGCGCATTATGAGGTTCATTAGAACTCCAGAAGGTTCACACAACGAGGTATTAAAGAAAGAGTTTCAATACCTTCATAGAAGTCAAGAGCGGATCCCTGGCATGGCTCCAAAGTACATAAGCACTCCGGTTCACTTATTTGCAATGCAGGATGGCTGGATGTATTTTCCGTGTGGTCTACAGGAAAGATGCCTCAAGGTTCTGGCGCAGGCCGGCTACAAGCCGGAACTCTCTGACTTGCGCCCCAAGAAACTCCCTGTTCCCGACGCCTCTAAGCTGACCGGGCTTCGGCCCGGTCAGTTGGAGGTGATTCAGGAGATTGTAAAAGCAGACTTTGGTATTATTGATGCCCTTACCGGCTTTGGCAAGGGCGTAGTCATAGAAAAGGTTATTCAACTCTACCCTAAGCAAAAGCATGCGGTCATAACCAAATCAAAGAGCGTATGCAATCAGCTATACGAACGTGTGAAGAAAGTGTTTCCAAAAGCAGGCTGTTGGAACTCTAGCAAGCATGTTGACGGGAATCCGCTGATTTGCACTAGCGGTTCTCTAGGGGGACTGCCTTTAGAGGAGTTTGATGTTGTTCAACTCGATGAAGTTCATGAGTTACTGGTGCCTACATTCCTGGAATATTATCCCGGCTTTAGCGGCTGCAAGTTAATTTCTTATTCTGCTTCTCCAGATCAGCGAATGGATAACACTGCGTTGGCTATGGAGGCATACTTTGGAAATAAAATATGCAAAGTCGATTATCAAAACGGGGTCGATCTTGGTCTAGTGGTTCCTATTGAAGTTTGGAAAGTTGACTGGGACTGCACTCCAGTTGATGTAATTAGAGGTTTTAAATCTGACGTAAAGCGCGCTAGATTAGGATACTGGACTAATCTTGCTCGTAACAATGCTATTGCTAGGGTGGTTTATGATGAGATACCTAAGCGTCTATCTGAAAAAGATCCGCAGATTCTAATCCTAGTGGACAAGATAGAGCATGCACTTGAATTGCATAAGTATCTGCCTGATTTCAAGTGTGTATACGGCGATATGGACGACGAGAAAGCCAAGTTCTTTCAACGAGCTAAGTTGCTAAAAGAGAATCCGCTGTCTCGTAAACAAGTAGAGGCCATTCGTAAAGAATTTTCCTCAGGCACTCTTAAGCGAGCCATTGCAACAGGTATATGGAGCACAGGTGTTGACTTCCCGCAGTTGTCGGTCATCATACGTGCAGACGGCGGTGCTTCTCCAATCAAAGACATTCAGATGCCGGGACGTGTATGCCGCATAGCTGATGGAAAGTCAAAAGGCATTTTGGTCGACTTTGCCGATAATTATGATGTATGGACCGCACGAAGATCTAAGACTCGGTTTGATAGCTATAAGGAAAAAGAGTGGGAAATTGTTCTGGTCAACTTGAATCATTGAGTCATCGCTTACGAGAGATGTACGCAATAAATAAGATGGCGATCACCGGATCAAAGCGTGATTATCACGCTGCTATGAACAGCACTAATGCAACTTTGAAGGCTCATTGGGATTCGATTGCCGTTTGGTGCAATGCCAATAGCGTCGATCCTCGAGCCTACATTGAGTGGTGTTTTATGCAGGAGTTTCCTGGATACCCAATGCCTTCAAAATTTGACTCCTATTTGTTTAAAAGCAAATATATACAAGCAGGCAAACCAGATCCAGAGTATTCAAAATTAAAGTTAAAGTACGAGCTTATGGTGAAGAGGCTCGAAAAACTGACGCAAAATGCTGAATTAATTGAATGTTTGCTTGATCCTTTAAATACTTTTGATCCTGTTTTTATCTACACAATTGCTAAAAAAATGGAATGCCATGACAAGCTGCCCTCAGATATACTACTTCGCGCACAGCACCAAGTGCAATATCAACCCGTATATGCTGATAAGTTTAAGGGCATCATTCCAGAGGAGTTGTTCATCTCATGGACTTAAGTCACGCAAATAACAAGTGGCTTGTCCTGGGTATGCTCAGGTCAAGCGAAATAATGGGCATGGTTGTACAGAGGTTGAAACTTGAGGACTTCCGAGATAACGAAACTCCATTGAGAGTTGCTTTTATCATTGGCAGTCGCTGGTATGCAACTAGCAAAACTCCAGTTCCTTACGAAGTTGCGGCAAGTGCGTTACTCGATGAACTCATTCCAAATCGAATTTTAAACGAGGTGGAGGCTTTGCAGTTTGGCGATATTCTGCAATGGGCGTACGGATCTATCAACGCATTTGAAGAGCATAAAACTTATGTTCTAGAGTTTTTACACAAGTTTTTGATTGACCGCAAGGTGAGGCCAGCTGCGTTTGGCCTGGACCGGGTGGAAAACATCGTAGACAAAGTGCAGGAACTCAATCGTACCATTGCCAGCACCTCCATCAGCAAGGCCAACTTCATCGATCCGTTCATAAGCAGCACGCCCATGCTGTCCAACACGATTAGACGTCCTTGGGGAGTTGACTGGGTGGACATAGTTACCTCAGGCGGTGCAATCACCGGAGAGACTACTTTATTTTTGGCACCTTCTGGTGGTGGCAAAACTCTGACAAATATTCAGATTGCTACTACCGCTGCTCTTGGAGGTGAAGATTCTCTGATCCTGACTTATGAGCAGAATGCCGAAGGCATCACTAATCGCATCTATGCTTTTGCAATGGGCATTCCTATTACTCGGTTTGCCGGTTTGAGTGGAGAAGACTTTCATGCAGACAAGAGATTGAAAGCCAAGTACGATCAGGTGCGAGAGCGCTTGGCTGGTCGGCTTATGATTGTGGACATGCTTGAAGCGGCCCAGAACAGAGGTGGCGGCGGTGGCGGCGCTACTGAGGTTGAGCTGATAGTCAAGCAGGCAAAAGATTCTGGTAAGAATCCCAGGTATGTTGGCATCGACTGGTTGGGTCCGATGGCAAACAATTATATGGCCGTTAGGGGTCTAAACATCTCCGAACAAACCAGGATCATGAATCAGATGGCTGACGACCTGCGCAAAGTGGGCAGCAATCTAAAGGTTAATATATTTGTATATCATCAGCTGGGCACTACGGCTTCGGCCAGTGGCCCCCAGCGTAAGCCCGAAGCCACGGATGCCTACATGTGCCGCACGCTGCATCATTACATGGACACGGTGATCTGCGTAGGCAATAGAGACAAGGAAAGCAACATGGCTTGGGTCAACGCCCCCAAGGTTCGCAATGGTATACCATTTATGGACTCATTGATTCAGATGGATGGCGCCATGTCTCGCTGGAAGCTAGTAGATAAGTCCGAGGTAAATATAGAGACAATGAGGCTCTACAACCAAAAGGAGGATGCCAAGTCTGTTGGTGAAGACGACGAGTCTAAGGTTCGCCGTCGCCGAGATCTATCGGCATTCAATGAAACCGTGAGGTCGCATCTGAGATGAAGCACATAAACGAATCTCTTTTTAAGGCCTTGAAGAAGAAATTCGGAAAGGTCCAGGTAACCAATGCGGGGATCGAGGCCAAGTATCACGTGGTTGAGGATAAGGTAGCCGCTTGGGCTTCGGCTCGAAATGGAAATCTGGACACCTCTACCAAAAGAGTAAACCTTATAAATTGGGGCGAAACATATGCTGTAAATTGTCCTCGTTGCAATGATAAAAGGTCTCGTCTGTACGTCAGTCACCTATGGGGCACTTACTGTGAGCAAGCCGGAAAAAAATTGTTCTCGTGCGTGAAGTGTCACAACGAGAGTTGCTATTGGGGAGACCTGTGGAATGTCCTGTTTGGCACAGACTACGATCCTGGAATAGAGCAGAAGTCGGAGGATCTCAAGACCGGCATGGATGCCGATGTCAGAAGAATGGAGTTGCCTGGTCCGGTTGAGGATCTAGTCCCAATCAATCAACTGGAGCAGGATCATCCCGTTATTCAGTACTTGATATCAAGGAATTTTACGGATATCAATCTATTAGCAAACGAGTATCAATTTTGTTACTGCAGTAAAAGCCCGTGGCAAAAGCGATTTACAGACTCTGGCGGTCAATGGCATATAATCACACCTCAGAACCGATTGATCATTCCAAATGTTCAACAAGGGGTATGGCAGGGTTGGATGGCTAGGTATATAGGAGATATTCCTAAAGATCCCAACTCCGGAAAACCAGTCATACAAAAGTATTTAAATGCCCCTGGGTACTCCTTCAGCTCCAGCGTCTATCGACTTGAGGCCGCAAAGTCATTTACCAATGGGGATTTTTGTATTGTCTGCGAGGGTGCGCTTTCTGCAATCGCCTGTGGATTTGCGGGCGTGTGTACATTTGGCATGTATCCCCGTCCCATGCAGGAAGAGCTGCTGGCAAGCATGTTCAAGAATGGTCAGATATTATTCATGGTCGAGCATGAGGCGGCCCTGAACAAACGTATTTTTAATGTGATAACAAGGCTTAATGAAAAGGTTGCAAAAGGCTGTCTTGCGGTTGAGCTACCTAAAGGCAAAGACCCAGCCAGCATGACAACCTCGGAACTTATGAAAGCAGTAATCAACAAAGAAAAAAACACAAATGTCTAATCAAAACGCAACTACCCCAATGATCGCACCCCCTAAAACCAGTAGTTTAAAGAAATGGAATGTCATTGTGCATAATGATGACGTACACACGTATGATGATGTAATAGCCATCCTTATGCGGCTAGTAAATTTAGACGCCGCGACTGCGCTCAAGAAGACAACGGAAGTTGATAAGAAAGGTTTGTCGATTGTAGCGACAACCCATAAGGAACACGCTGAGCTCCTGCAGGAACAGTTTAAGTGTCAGTTTCTCACGTGCACTATAGAGCCAGCTTGACGAAAAACGCATATGCCTATCAAAACAGTTGATGAAAAAATTAAAAAGTACGGGTCCATAGCAGTTCTTAGGGCCGAGCAATACGGTCAACGAATTGAGTTTTCATTTGAGGAAATGCTCAACCAAACAAGCAACGTAATTTTTAACGGAGACAGCGGTAAATTTATGCTAATCAAAATCATTCCCGGAATCCACCTGGACTCCGTGTTTGGGCAAGCTGCACCCGCCAATCCTGGTAAGAGATCTGCTGTAGTAGGACCTCGCCGCAAGCGAATCATGTTTGTAGGGTGCTGGCCTAACTTTAAAGAGGATTCCAATGCTCGACTGTACATGGGAGACTGGGTTGCTGAGTTTGAAGATTTGGTGAAAAAAACATCGTTTCCTGTAAACGACTGCTACTACACTACTTATGTAAAACAATATGTGGACGGTAAGAAGACCTCCATACCCAAGGAATTAGTACAAGAGTATGCTCCTTTATTCAAGCGTGAATTAGAGACGGTAAATCCGGATCTAGTCATTCTGCTTGGAGCAAAAACTTTGAAGGCAGTTCTTGGCGCCAAAGCCACTGTCGATAAGTACAAGAACAGAACCATGTCTGCTGAGGAGAGCCCATTAGGAATTAAGACGGCAATCATGACTGACTTTTCAGCAATTATGCATATGCCTGAAGTTCGGGGCGCAATCGCTATGGACATGAGTCGGATTGCTAATGAGCTGGCTAATAATAAGGTAACGGTCGAGGATGACACCCGCATTGACTATCATTGTGTGTTTTCTCCTGATCAGCTGGAGCGCTACCTTGATCGGATTGAGCAGGAATACAGTGAATGGGTTGCAGTTGATTGTGAGTGGGGCGGAGGCAATCACTTATCCGGATCTCTCCGCTGTCTTCAGTTCAGCTGGGCTCCAGGCAAAGTTTTAGTTATTGTGTTTAATTTTGCAAATTTACAACCAACGGATATAGGGCAAAACCCACAACAAGCTTGGCAACTGATAAAGAAGTTTGTTGAGAACGGCAAAACTAGACTCATAGGCCACTTTATCAGAGCGGACTTGCCGTGGCTGAAACACAACGGCATAAATATCACTGTTCCTGTTCTCAGAGGTTGGGATACTGCTTTAGCGGGGCACTTGTTGGATGAGAATTGGGATCAAGGTCTTGAAATATATACTGCTCGTCATACCCAAATGGGTCGCTACGAACTGGAACTCACAAACTGGATCAAAGCTAACAAGTACGATGTAGATGAGCTTGGCTACGGAGGCATACCTGACGATATTTTGTTGCCTTACGCTGCAAAGGACGCAGATGCCACTTTCCGAATATTTCTGATTCAGTATCAGGAAATGATGAAGCCAGAAAACGAAAAGATCAAAGATCTTTTTGAGAATGTGGTCATGCCTACCACTTTGCCCATTCTTGAAATAGAGATGACGGGTATGAATGTAGATAGAGAGCGCCTAGAGCTCTTGTCCCATAAGTACACCTACAAACGTACTGAGTTGGCGGAGTCTCTTAGGGCAATGTTGTCTTGGCCTGATTTTAATCCCGACTCTCCGGTGCAGAAAGCTGCAGCTTTGTTCGGGTGGGTAAAGCAAGGCAGCAAGCCTAGCTTTCCCAATACCGCTACTCTTGCCAAATTTGAGCCTATCAAGGCAACAAATGACAAGAAATGGGCAGATCTCATTAAGACCCCTGACAAGATGGCCAGTTATACTCCATCTACCGACAGGTCGGTACTGACCGGTCTGCTGCTACAGCACAAAGACAATCAGCTGCTCAACACTATGCTGCTGTACACGGCCGTAGCTCAGACCGTAAAGACTTTCACCGGCGAGTTCGGTGACGATCCGGTTACGGGCGGGCACAAGGTGGAAGGCGGTATCTTACCTAAGCTGTGGAGCGATGGCAGGGTGCATACTCGCATTCGACAGACTGTAGAAACCGGGCGATATGGGCACTCCGATCCCAATATGGCTCAGCTTCCAAAGACTGCCGAAGATTTGGTCAGCAAGGCTTTCAAAGACACCAATCAGCAGATTCCACCCATCCGTTCTTGTTTCCGTGCGGATCCAGGTTGGGTGCTGCTGGACTGTGATTGGGTACAGGCAGAGTTGTTTGTTATGGCCTGGCTATCCGGAGATACCAATATGCAACAAAAGCTTGGAGATCCTGGTTCGGACTTCCACTCCGAAGTTGCCATAGAGATGTTCCGTTTGGATCAGCCACCAGTGGATTACCCCAAAGGCAAGAAAGACTGGCTTAAGGAAAGCGGGAACATAAAGTACAGGACAATTGCGAAAACTATCACGTTCGGAATTGCGTATGGTCGTGGCGCAGCAGCCATCAAAGAAGCGGTATATGCCGAAGGCATCAACATCACGCTGGAGGAAGCTCAGCAATCTGTGGACAAGTTTAAAGAGACTTTTCCTCAGCTTGCACATTGGCTGATCTCGCAGCAAGAGAAGGTGTCCAGCCAGGCATATGTTGAGAATGGGTTTGGTCGACGTCGTCGATTTGAGCACACGGAGGATAATGAACTGTTGGCTCACCAAAAGCGACAGGCTATGAATGCCCCGATTCAAGGTACGGTGGGCGACCTCATGTCACTAGCTTTGGTGAATCTGTACATGATCCGCGAAGTCGAAAGGCCTCATCTTCAGTACAGAGTTGTAATGAGTGTTCACGATCAAATCATAGTCACTTGCCCTGTAGAGCAGGTTGATGAGACATTGGAGGTTATGAGATTGGCAATGTGTGAAAAATGCACCATTCCTGGCAGTGATTTAGTGCTTGGCATTGATTCGGAAGTGTGCATTCGTTGGAGCGAACCCTTGACTTCCGGGGATGTAGCTCAGTATCCTGTTCTGGCCAAGCACATGAAGTAACTTTTAATACCTGTTTTACAAAACCTTAGGAAAAACACACAAATGGCTTTTGATTTTAATAAGGCTGTTCACACGAACAGCAAGGTTGACTCCGGTAATCGCAGCTCTGACTACCAGAAGATGTTCAACGACGACGCTCCCAGTCTGGGCTATCTGTCCAGTAAGGCGCCCTGCGAGTTCATCCTCGTTCCTCCGCACCCCACTTATGGCGCCAGCATAGCCATGACCTCTGGCGGTTTCCGCCAAGATCAGCTTCGTGGTGTCGTTCCGACCTTGGGCCAGTATGGCATCGATTGGGTCATGGTCTACCGCAAGATCGGCAACGATCCGGATCCCCGTAAGCGCAAGGATATCCTGGCCATCAACATGGTCGAAGGCCCTGATGGCATGACTGTTCAGGTCGAGCGGGACTGGGGCAACGGCTACAAGAGTCCAATGTACAAGCTTCGTGAGTACCTCTGGAAGGCTGGCGGCGGTCACAAGTTTGACAAGACTCAACGTCGTTCTATGCCAACCATCAATGTGGATACCAGCACTACGAAGTATCGTCGTGCTCTTGAACTGGTTCCTGTAGATAGTAATGATCTCAACGCTCCGCTTGGTCGTCCACTTCGCACCATGTTCCTCCAAGGTTTTGTCGCCAACAATGCCGGCATCAACTACCTGCAGGACGAGGAGGGTCAGCCTTGTTGGCCTCGCCACAAGATTCTGATGATTAATCAGGTATCTGCCATAAAGAGCCGAGAAGACGCTCGTACCAAGGAAGGCTTCTACGATGCGTGGTTTGAGCGCGTTGATGGCATACCTATGGACCCTGAGATCATCACAAACACCTTTGGGGACATTTCAGAAAGTCATGAATCTCTTATGGCCTGGGAAGTAGGTTTTAAGCACGGAGACTTTGCCACTAACCAGAAGATGCTCACGTTCAGCAGCTATGCAGCTGGTCCTGCAGGTATTGCTACTTACTTCTGCTCGGTTCAAAATTTGGTTGATCGATTTGGTGCAGCCTACGTTCTACCAGATGAAATTCTGAAGAAGGTACGTCCATTCAGTGACTACATCTTGGATAACAATGAGAAGCTTCAGATTCAGTGGCTGCTTGAGTTGTTCCCGGGTGACGAGTGGGCTATGGTCGAAGCAGGAATTATCTCGGACGGCAGCAATCGCGTGGCAATGGACGGATTTTCCGCCCCTGCTCCGTCTGCTTCCACTGCGCCTATTCCCGCTATTCCGACTCCAGCGGTACAAGTGCCTGTTGCGAGAGTTCCAGTTTCCGTTGCTGTTCCGGTTATCAAGCCGGCTGCGGTTTCAACAATGCCTCGCCCTGTAGCTGCTATTACAGCCCCTGCTGCTCCGGCTGCTCCGGCTGCTCCCGCTCAATCATCAGCTAACAATCTGTCATCTCAGATGCAGGCAATGATGGCCAAGCTTCAAAGTAATATGAATAAGCAAAACTAAAAAAAGATATAAAAACATAATGGCTAAAAGAAAAAAAGACGAATTCAACAATGTAAACAACGATCCCGGCCTTGCCGGAATTAAAGCTCTGATGGCTCACGCCATGAAGACTTCGACTAGCCAGGTCTGCCTAGCGGCAGACCTGGCTGATCGAGTATGGGGCATTCCATGCGATCATATTTCTTATAGGTGGCTTTGCGACAATACCTGCTATCAGATGAGCAGAATCATCGGCGTGGCGGGAATGAAGGAGAGCTGCAAGTCTGCGTTTGCTATGACGCTTGCTAAAGTTTGGATGAACTTAGGCGGCGCTTGCATTTACATAGACACAGAGAACAAAAAGAGCCCCGCATTATATCGAGCTATTGTCGGCGCTGATAATACTTATCGCACTCTTGACTACGTATCTTTCACCACTGAAGAGTGGCAGGAGCAGATTCTTGGAGCACTTAAGTTCAGCTCAGAAAATCCAGAGATGGAAAATACACCGATCATGTTTATTGTTGACTCGCTTGGCGGTGTAGACACCAAGGAGACCGATGCCAGAATCGAAAAAGAGGGCGGCATCAATCCCCGTAACACAGGCGGTATGATCAAGTGCAAGTCACATAACGAGTTTTTCCGACACGTGAACAAGCACCTGTACATGAAGCCATACGCCCTAGTGTATATCAATCACCTATCTGATGACCCAAACAGCCCCATTCAGGGCGCTAAGCGCAAGCCTGGCGGCACGGGTCAGGACTATCATGCGGTTCTAGATTTATGGTTCTCCGTAGTTAAGAGTACTCCGGTGTACAAGGCCACTCGTGGCTTTACTGAGAAGATACTTAAGATTACTGTCAACAAGAATTCGATGGGCGCCAGTAAAAGAAACATTGAGATTCCTTATCGCTGGAAGGGTGACGAAGAGACTAACCAAATCAGCGATTGCTGGTTTGATTGGGATGCTGCTACAGCGATGTTGCTTACAGATGACAGCCCCACAGGGGTAAAGAATCGACTAAGAGACATTATCAACGTAACGGTAAACAGCAATAAGTACAGCTGCAAAGAGCTGGGTATTGTTGCCGTTACCGACTCAGAGATGGGTGAATCTATTCGCAACAACGTGGATTTGCGGGAGCGTATTTCTGACGCTCTTGGCATTAATCGCATGAAGATATATCCAAAGTTGAAAATAGAGGACAAATCCATTTATGAAGAAAGCCGCTACTCTAAGGTAGCTGTAGGGCAAATTGCGAATCTCTCAGAACAGGAATAGCAATGAAAGAAAACGAGAAGCCTGACTTTTTCGATACTTTTGAGGAGTACAAACAAAAGCGTGAAAACAATAAACAAGTTAACTATGAAAATAAAGTTTGTAAAAAATTGATTACGCGTATGTTTGAGGCGGGCAGCTCGGAGCGAGAGTACTGGAGCAAACGGCTAGAGGCGAGCAGTGAGCCTCTAGCCGACCTCCAGGAGTTGGTGGATCCGTTTTGCCTGACAACTCACAGGCTGCAGCAATGGAGTATCAATGATCTACTAGGTCCCCCGACTAAGATATATCGACTTCCTCTTTGGGAAAAATTTGCTATAAAAGTATCTGAGTGTAGCCCTCAACAAATTCCTGCTATGGTGTTTTATAACTCTGTAATTGGTCAAGATATGGTAATACATACGGGATTAAATACACAAATGCCTAAAGGTTATTTTCGTTTGATACGTGCATCTACATCTGGTGAAGGTGGCGCAATCATCGATACATTAGACGGATTTTTAGAGTTGATTGTGGGCAATTAATGCGATATAAAACCTTACTAGAATATGAAGCGGTATCAAAACTTAAAACAGAGCTTAAAAAGCTGACTCCCGGATTGTGGATGCTGGATTTGGATAGAGAGTGCCAACAAGTCTTACTTGGACCCTACGATACAATTGCAGAAGCTCATAATAATCGAGACTATATATGGCACTATGGAGCCAGATTTGGTCGGTATTTATGGCTTGTAAACCAATCTACATCACAAATTGTAAGACAAGGGGCAGATAACCTTGAGTACATTGAGATAGGTATTGATACATTACCTCTAGAAGTAATTAATTTTAAAATTAAGTTAGAGGGAGTTTCTGAATGGGTGCGAACTCCAACTAAAAGGATTTCAAGATGAGCGACGACATTAAACCAGAACGAATTCCTCTAAGAGACTCCTTATCGTTTACTATTCAAGCTGCTATTACAGATTCAGCTATGTTTTATAATTATATTATCAAAGAATATGCTCCTAAATGCCAAGGCCCTTTAAGCTTTAGCAAAAGTCCCGCAAAACACACATTAGAAAATTGCCTCTATGATGAACTAAGTGGATGGTTAGATTCTCCCACCACTACAGGTATCTCGATTCTAAGTATTGAGCTAGGGTCTCCCGCATTCACAAATGAGATTTTAAATGAGGATCCTAGAATCAACTTTCGAGAGTTTATAGATTTATTGTATGATATCTGTAAATTAGAAGCATCTTCCAAAAAAAATTTAAATTTTGTAATGGTGAATAAAGCTAGGCTAGAGGGATTAAAGCAACGTAGTAAGTGGCTATTACAGCATGTAGATAAAGTGAAGTTTGATGAGTCTAAGCCCGAGGAAATCTCTAGATAGGTGGGTGATAGCCTATGAAAAGGATGGATTTCTAGTAGACTATCTACGTCATCCTGATTTCATATTTGACAATATAGAGCTAGCGTATGAGCGTAAAGCCGATGCTCAAATACTGTTGAGCAAAATTTTTACTTATATAAACTTAGTTAACGTGTATGTTGCTCCTTTAAGAGATTTTCAATAATGGAAAAATATGTAGTTTATATATCAGCCACGGATTCGTTTCTAATGGACGGAGCCACCCCATATATTGATGAAAAAAAAGAGGTTAAACGAGTTATTGCTGAAGAGACCGTGCACCCAAAGCACTATGAAGCTAAGCCTACAATTTTTATGAAATCCTGGGCAAAGCGGCAGCGACAAAAAGAAAAGGAGAATAAGATTAAGCCATACAAATTCTCCCCCGCTTATCCGGAGTTTCAGTATCGCCGCCGCGAAGGTGATCATCGATACTTAGTGATTGTTGGCGATAAAAATACAAATAAAAGCGGTCTTGCTGTAAAAAGCTTCGACAAGAGGATGGATGCTGTTATATTCGCCCGCAAGTCAATCTCAGGATTGACCAAGGAGTTTCCAAATCTAGGATATTACATACTGGATACCAATGAATACACCTACAAAGACGGAATCACAGCCGCAGGAGAGTGGAGAGCCGAGGATTACGCCGTTGGGGACAGCGTCAGGAACAGTGTTCGCCCTGAGGGCGCCGACCCAGTCCGACAGTCCAAGCGAAGAGGTAGAAAGCCAAAATCCGCCACAGAAAACTGAAGAATACGGATTTAATTTTAACTCAAACAGTCGCACGTTTGATTCTGGCGCTAAGAGAGACTCCGCCTTGGGAAAGTCTAGACCAGATCTTCTCTCACCTTTTGCCACTATGCGTAGAGGTCGAGTTATGGAGTTGGGGGCTTGTAAGTACGGAGAACGTAATTGGGAAAAGGGGATGCCATTAAGTGTGTTTGTAGCATCTGCGAATAGGCACTTTGTACAGTTCCTTATGGGGGCAACAGATGAAGATCATTTAGCTCATTGTGCTTTTAACCTCGATGCAATAATGCATGGACAGGAGATGATTCGCCGTGGATTTTGGCCGACCGAGTATGACGATCTACCGCAGTACGAGCCACCTCAAAATGGAAAAACCCTTTAAAGACACTTGTTTAGATCATATAGATTTTCAACTTTATCTAATGTTGCCAATCATAGATAAAATAGACGAACATGACTCCTTCTTATCAGAAATACCTGAAGAAATATTTAAATTAGATGAACAATGAAATACTTGTAGGCCCCCAAAGGATGGGTTAAACTGGTAGACACGATGCCAGGCACTCATACAGGCACCCTAAATATTGCTGTGGCCCCAACTGCCCGTACCTCAAACGGTGCGGGCAGCTTGGGCCCGCAAAGCGATGAATCTTTTATTCGCTATTTAATGAGACACAAACATACCTCTCCATTTGAGATGGTAGAGTTTAAAGAAAAGTGTGCTAAAATGGGGATGAACTGGATTTTTAATTTTTTTAACCAAAAAACAAGAAAATATCTATAATATGAGTGATACGGTAGAGTTTGTAGTTGTGGGGCTCAATTCAATTGGTAGAACTCTGGCGGGGCTTATAGCTATAAGCAATCTGGGCCCTGTAACCCTTATTGATGACAAAAAAGTTTCGGCTAAGTGCACAGCTTCGGGTTATCTAGAGATAGATGTAGGGCAGTATCGCGTAGATGCCACTGCAGATGCCATTAAGGAAATCAGCCCTAAGGCAAAGATTAACAAATTTATGCGACTGGATAATTCCACGATTGAGACATTTACCTCAAAGATTAACGGTAATACTATAATGTTGTGCTGCGATTCCATGAGTGATAGGTCAAGGATACACATATGCACAGAGATGAAGAACTCTTGTCAAGAGATTTATTTCTTTGGATTTAATGAAAAAGACGGTAGTTGCGACATCACTTGCATTGTACCGGGAATTTACAATTTAGAAAAAATATTAGAAGATATTCCTAACGGTAAGGAAGTTCCAGAAGAGGGTAAACTAGCAGCAGCAAAAGTTTTTGCCTTGCAGGTAAATTCAATATAAGAATTAAGTACAAATAAATAATTAATCTTTAAGTAGGGTCGTCGAAGGGTGGCTCTACTTTTTCTCTTAAATCAGGTAAAATAGCCTTATGCCCTTGTTAAAAGATCTTGCCCCATACAAAATCATTTCTGAAAAGCAGCTAACCAGTAATTACAACTTATTGATTGATGCTGTAAATTCAAACTTTAATTTTACTCTAGAGCAAGTCTCAAATCCTATCCCACCCCCTACCTTGGGGACAACTAACGATGTAATTGTCGTTAAACCTGGTTTTGTTTTGGGATATTCGTCCTTAACGAACGTTATTAGTGTTAATGATGTCTTCACTAACTTTCTTAATACCCCTCAAAGTCTAAGACTACATAATAATTTAACCTTATCTCTGTTAAACCTCTCTTCAATTCCTCAAAATCTCACAATAGCTGCCTCTTTGCCTGGCGGTGCCCCTGTAGATGCGGTTGAATTTAGGCAGTTAAGCAGTGTTGGAGACATGGAGGAGAGGCATAAAGTAAGCAATTTTACAATCGATGCAAACGTCGCAAGTATTAGTGTCGCCACAGGCTACTTTCAAGTAAATGCTCTTAGTGTAGGGGGCTATGCATTTCCTGTTAGTTTACCTAAACCAGGTGAAATTCTGCAGGCAAATGGTGCAAACAGTCTAGAGTTTGTATCTCCGTTTATTCCATTAACTTTTAACGGTAATCAGTACTCCTTTAGTACTGAGAAGCCCTTAGTGATTAATGACGTAGACTACCCATATTTAAATTTTAAATTTGGGGAAAAAGAGACAGGTTTTGGATATACAGAAAGCTGGGAAGACGGTAGTTCACGCTTTTATGGAAATATAGAAGGCAAGTCTGTATTTCAGATAGTAAAGCCAAACAATTTTTTTGCAAACACTATAACGCCATACCTACAACTTGATGTTGCGTTGGCTTTGGCTCCTGCCTCGAAAATAGATCCGTTCAGCAACCCAGTAGGTGCGCTTTGGTACGACGCCGGAGCAGAGGCGCTAATACTAAATACAGCTACCGGCAGAAAGTATATAAACAGTCAGGCGCTGGCCTCCTCTGTAAATACCGAGGAAGTAAAGGACTTTGTATTACAACCGGCATCTACGTTTACCGTAGACGCAGGATCAACAGTCAAACCTGGTTTAAATGTAGGTAACAGTGTAGGCTTTGCATCCGATTCTGCAGGCCTTAAGGTCGTAGTCCAAGGCGGCGCTGTTGTGCAAATATCAACCACAGCGATTGAATCCGCTATTCCTGGCGCTACAGCTACCGCTAAAATTATTTTAAACGACAACATTGGAATTAACAATCCAACAAAACCAACCTACTCATTTGCAGGTGTTGCCGGTCTTGGAATATTCCGTGCAGACACCGATGCCATCGGTGTGGCTGTGAAAGGGCAGACCGTATTGGAGGTATCTGAAGCGCGACTGAACGTCAAGGGCAACAAGGTTGCAAATGTAGCTGCTCCGACTGACCCCCAGGATGCTGCTAATAAAGATTACGTAGATGCCCGCATACCTATCGGCTTTACACCGGGCGCTCTTCCAATTGTATCCGATGGAGCTACAAAAACTTATATACAAAGCAACGCAAAATACATAAATGGTATGCTAGAGATAGGTAGTGTTGCAGCGCCGGCCTCATTTAGAATGAATTCTATTAGCGGTGGAGCCGCTATCATCAAAGCCCCGCCCGTCGTTAATAACGTAGTTTTTGAGTTGCCCAGCAACAGTCTAAATAATGGCGTGCTCCAGAGCGTGAATGGCCGTACACAGTGGGTCAGCATAAATTCACTGACCTCCAACATCCTTAAAGCCGACGGATCCGTAAGCCTTAGCAAAGGTCTTAGCCTTTCTGCTGACTCTACCCCTGCATCTCCTGCGATAGGCAAAGGCAATACTGGTTTATACGCCGCTACAGAGTCAGCAATAAAGATTGGCTTTTCTGCGCAAGGTCAGAGATTGCTAGAAGCTAATGCCACAAATACGACGTTAGTTGGAGCTACGGATATTTTTAATGCGCCGTTTATCAGACTTAAAAATACTATCAATAACTATTCGTCAGTAGGCAACTATGGTCAGCCTACTTACGCATTTGCAGGAGAGTCTCAAACTGGTTTAGGTCAAACGCAAGTGCAGTCTGTGAGCCTTATAGTAAATGGAGCAGCCAAACTATCTGCAGGTGCAAATGGACTTATAGTACACAATAATAGAGTTCAGTCTCTGGCGGATCCTGTACAGGCAGATGATGCTGCAACAAAAAATTATGTAGATACTATGGTAAAAGCTAGAAAAGAATTTAGCTTCCTAGTGCAAAGCTTGCCGGTAGGTTGGAGTTCCGGCTCCGCAATCATACTATCTATATATGACAAGGCTTTGATTTTCAACAGTGCAATAGCAAACCTTAGTTTCGAGTCTGCCTCAGATTGCAAACTTGCAGTCGTGCCTTCTAATTTTTCTGTTAATCCGGATTGTCAGGTGTATGTAAACAACTCTCGCCTTATTAAAATGACTAAGTCCTCAGGAATACGAGAAGTGTCATATGGTACGGCTGGATCCATCGTATTAAATTTTAATTTACAAATCGGCGATATTGTAACTATACATTTGCCTGATTTAGGAATCGGCGATATTGTAATGCCGAATCCGTCGTATTAAATTGTAATCATACATTTGCCTGGTTAAAATCTCAAACAACATGAGTATTATAAGCTGCCCTTCCGATAGGAAGATGCTGTTGGATCGTTGCGAATTACGCAGTATGCCGCATCGACTGTCTCCCTTCCTCAAAAAACTATTAGATTCTTACATAGAATCTATGCTTAAGCTAGGTGGTCCCGATATTCAACAAGGTTTAATAAAGCCTATAAAGCTATACTATCAGCTAAAAGATACAGAGTCACTTACTCCAAATTGGCATAATTATATTCCTAGCAATTCACCGAAGTATTTTTTAAGCTCGGTTGCCAAAAGATTAGCTCTTACCAAGCTATTTCGTAGAGGTGTTCGCAGTTGCATAAGCAAGCTTGCAACAGCGGATATAGACAACAATAACAGGCTGTATTCGTGTCCACCTCTGGGTATGAATACCTCTTCGTGGAAATGTCGTAGTATCTTTTGTCCAAACTGCAGAATGCGTCTAGCAAACAGCACCTGGCATTCTCTAAGAAATAAATATAACAATCAAGATTTTATAGCTATACCCGCAATAATACTAAAAGTAAATATACCCTTTACTCAAAGTAAATTCGGCTACGATGCCCCAGTGATTGATAAATCTATGATGCGGCAGCTTCGCAACAGACTGTCAAAGATAGATTACTTTGGCTATAAAACATTAGGAGCCCGCATAATAAATCGAATGCCGTATATATCTATTCAAATTGCTTTGTTTTCAGATGCAAAAAATTTGCAAACCATTAAAAATCAAATAACTAAGTTGCATAAATATATGAGAAGACATTTTCCACAAAATATAGTTTCTATAGAGTATAAGGAGGGGCTAGACAACGTATGCTTAGAGCTATATGATGCTGCTCCTATGTGTTTGTTGGCGCTATTTAAAGAGGGGTTTTATAGTAGTTTTATGCATCATACAGTAGAGGAGTACAAGTCTGCATTAGCGGGCAAGAAGAAAGTTTTGCTTTTTGGAACAGGAGTATAAAAACTTGAGGCCGGATACACTAATTTCAACTAATCCAATTGAACAGGCTGCTGCCATTACACCTACTTATTACACTTATGAGGAAGCTGTAACCGCTTCTACAGAGTATTTTGGCGGAGACGACCTTGCAGCGCGTGTTTTTGTAGACAAGTACGCACTGCGAGATGATCAGCAGAATCTGCTGGAGGCAACTCCAAATCAAATGCATCGTAGAATTGCCAAGGAATTTGCTCGTATTGAAGCAGGTAAATTTAAGCAGCCTTACTCGGAGCAAACTATTTTTAAAGCTCTTGAAAAGTTTGGCCGTATTGTGGCCCAGGGCAGTCCAATGTATGGTATTGGGAATCCGTATCAAATCATCAGTCTGAGTAACTGCTACGTACTGCAGAGTCCGGAAGACTCTTATTCGGGTATTTGCAGGGCAGACGAAGAGCTAGTGCAAATCAGTAAGCGTAGAGGCGGCTGCGGTATAGACCTGGCATCTCTTCGACCTGAAGGGTCTCTGACCAAGAATGCAGCTCGTACCAGCACTGGAACCATTGTGTTTGCTGAAAGATTTTCTAATTCCATACGAGAGGTTGGGCAAAATGGTCGCCGTGGCGCCCTCATGATTACGCAGTCTATTCATCACCCAGATGTCGAAGCGTTTATCAAGTGCAAGCGAAATCTTACCAAGGTGACTGGAGCTAACATCTCCGTCAGGCTATCTGATGAGTTCCTAACTGCAGTAGAGAGGGGCAAAGAGTATATGCAACGGTGGCCCGCGGATAATCCCAAGGTAACTCGCAAGATGGACGCTAAAAAGCTGTGGGATATGCTCATTGAGGCGGCACATGCAACCGCTGAACCCGGCATGCTCATGTGGGATACGATAATTAAGGAGAGCATTCCCGACTGCTATGCCGACATGGGGTTTAAGACAGTTTGCACTAACCCTTGTTCGGAGATTCCTCTATCAGCATACGACTCCTGTCGCCTGATGCTGGTAAATACGTATTCATACGTTACAAAACCCTTTACCCGGGAGGCAAAGTTTGACTTTGAGGCTTTCCAGAAAGACGCATATATGTGTCAGCGTCTCATGGATGACATGGTTGATCTTGAACTGGAGTGTATTGATAAAATCGTCGACAAGATTTACAACGATCCAGAGGACCTTGAACTAAAGGTTCGTGAGCTGGCTCTTTGGAAGAAGGTCCGAACAGCTGCCTCTAATGGACGTCGCACCGGTTCTGGCATGACGGCTGTCGGAGACACCCTTGCGGCTCTTAACATAGGTTATGGCTCTAAGGATGGCATTGCTACGATCGACGAGATCTACAAGCAGTTCAAGCTGGCCTGCTATCGTTCATCGGTAGATATGGCCAAGGAGCTTGGAGCCTTCCCTATCCACAACTATGAGCGAGAGAAGATGAATCCTTTCTTGCTGCGTATTGCCTCAGAGGATCCTAAGTTGTATGAGGATATGTGTAAATATGGAAGACGCAACATCGCTCTGCTTACTACAGCGCCATGTGGCTCCGTATCCATCCTCACCCAGACAAGCTCCGGCATTGAGCCGCAGTTCATGATCAAGCCGTACACCAGACGCAAGAAGGGTAATCCCGGCGATAAAAACTTCCGCTCAGATTTTATAGATCAGAGTGGAGATCACTGGATGGAATTTACTGTATATCCTCCAAAGGTGTCTGAGTGGATGCGAATTACGGGCGAGACCGATCTGGACAAGAGCCCATGGGCAAGATCGACTGCCCCTGAACTTGAATGGGAATCTCGGGTTAAGCTGCAGGCCACTGCGCAAAAACATATTGATCACGCCATCAGTAGCACCATCAACCTGCCTGCAGACACCAGTATTGAGACAGTAAATAAGATTTACCTTAAGGCTTGGAAGGCTGGCTGCAAGGGTGTCACGATCTACCGCGATGGGTGTCGTACCGGAGTACTGATAGCCAAGGAAGACAAGAAAACCAAGGATACCAGCTATAAGCGTCCTAACACTCTGCCGTGCGAGATAAACCATCACACGGTCGGAGGTACTCCATACTTTGTGCTTGTCAGTACTCGAAATGGCGCTCCCTATGAAATCTTTGCAGGGGTAAATCAGAATGAAGATTCCGAGCCGATTATTCCCAAGCGATTTAAAACTGGCACCCTGACTAAGATGGATCGAGGTCATTATAAGGGTGAGTTTATTGACAATAAGAGTGACGGAGAAACTCTCACTCTTAATAAACTAGGCAATCTTGTATCCAGCGAAGAGGGCGCAATTACAAGACTTATTTCCACAGCCTTAAGACACGGTGTGGAAATTCACTACCTTGTACATCAGCTGGAGAAGGTAAAGGGGGATATGTTCTCGTTCTCCAAGACCATAGCCCGTACCCTCAAGAAGTTCATTCCTGACGGTACAGAGGTCAAGGGAGAGCGTTGTGGGTTTTGTCAATCGGAGAATCTGGTGCGGCAGGAGGGGTGCGTTACCTGTAAGTCCTGCGGCAGTAGCAAGTGTGGTTAATTACTAAAGGAAATTTATGAACAAGTTTGAAGCCGTATCAACTGGAAATATTGCAAACACGCCTATCAATACCAAAGGACTTATGAGTCCGTCTGAAAAAGCAGCATTTGATTCGCAAATTACGGATGCCGTAACTCCGATCGTAGAAGAGCCCCTGTGGGAAACCCTCGGCGAAGAGCACTGGACGGACAACCGTCTTGGCGCCTCAATCGCAAATAACTTCCATCGTGTTACCCGCAGAATGCCGGTATCCGGAGGCCACATTTACTCAGTAGCAACCTACGCTATGACCTATGTCAGAGGCGTATCTGATTCCAGCATTACTGAGACTATGCAGTTTGTGGCAGATTCAAATACTAGTAGTAAAGCTAGGAATTTTACTAAGAAGTAATTTGCACTAAACTATTAAATAAGGTAAACAGTGGTGTAAGGAGTTAATATGTCTTACACCACTGTTTATTTACAATATTCTGAAACTAGAAATGAAGATGCCGAATACGAAGACTTAGAAGAAAGTAGTCTCGATGAGGATATGGAAGACTATAATTACGAAGACTACGAGGGTCGTTGCTACGTTGAGTTCAGTCCAATAAAACTATCTATCAAACAACCCCGAGAAAATTCAGTAGAGATTGAGATTGAATTAGACTTTGAAGTAAATGTCGGAGACATTTTATATGTCGTTATAGTTAGGTATAACAACCATAGAAACGGAGTCTTGGAAGACTGGTGCGTAGAGCGCGTCTTCCGCAGTGGCGACGAAGCGGAAGAATTAGTTGAAAGTCTTGAAGATGGTTTTGCAAACGCCGAGTGCCCAGAAAACAAAAACGAGGAATCAATCGTCGTAAAAGCCGAAATATTCAGCATGGAATTACAAGATTAAAAATAATTATTAAAAAATCAAAAAAACATATAAGATCCTCAAAAATATATTAGTGTATAAAAATGCACAGACCTAAATTACAATTACTGAAGGCCGCAAGCATAGTATTGTTTTGGGCAACAGTGGTGTTGTTTTTTAATGGTTGGGTTTAGTGTAGAAAATTAAATATGCCGAAAATAGATTTAAAATTTGCTAAAAGAATAGATTTAAAATTTGCTAAAAAACAAATTGAACAAATGGAACTAGTCCAACTTTTAACCTATGTTGACTTGGCAAAAAAGGCAATACCTGAAGGTAAGCTTGGACTGACGCTAAGGGACTTTAGTCGTAAATACACAATTAAAACAGTTGAAGCAAAACAAATACTAGAAAAACTAACGGTAAACGCATACTGGATACGCGTTATTACTACGCCGAATAAACGCGGAGGCAGACCGACCGCACTGTATTTTTCTCCAGAAAATTACAGTATATTTATAGTTAACAAGGTGGCTTAAATGGCAATTGTTCCACGACTTGAAGAAAAAGAAATGTTAGAAAACTTCCAGCCTATCCACGACTTTGTCGTGATTCGCAAATGGAAGGCTCCGGAAACCGCGGCCGCTGGAATCATCGTTCCGGATGACCGCAAGGACTATCAGTCCAAGCGAGGCACGGTAGTTAAGATGGGGGATTGCGAAAACCTTAAGGTGCGCAAGCTTCCAGTGCCGGATGTTAAAGTAGGCGACGAGGTTCTTTTTACTGCCTTCTCAGGTTCGGAAATTCCTATGCCTGAGGGCTATCTGATCATGAAGGTGACGGAGATCCTCGGCGTATTGGAGGACTGATGTACGACAAGTCTTTCCTGCCGGTCAGCAAAAACTACAAAATAAAAAATCTTGAAACAAATTTTAAACCTCCTAAGAAGCCTATTTACAATCGTCCCGATCAGTGCATAGAGGTTGTTACTGCTTTCAGAAATATCCTAGTCAGACAAAAGATTGATATTGTTGGAAAGCCCCTAAACCAAGAGAACCTTACTGCTTTAATTCGAGCTGCTCGGAAAGTAACCGGTTGCGAAGCTGAAATAGGTAGAAATTTACTACAGCCATTCTTAGGATGTCTAATAACTAAAAGAATAAAAGATCTTATTTGTTGGCAAGTAGCAGGTAACCGCAAACGAGTCCTGGACGAGCCTATACTGCTGTACTCCGGCAAACCCGAGGAATTGGGCTGGATGAGCTGTGCCATTGCAGAGCATCTGAACGACGCTAATTCATTTCTGGGGTGCTACAGAGTTAGAGTATTGGACGGACCTGCGGCTGGATTCGATATGTACATGAAGGTACCCAAGACTCTAAGTCGCATGTCTCATGCCATAGGAGTTAAATACAAGGTTGATAAGCAGCGTGTGAAGCTTGCGGATCCAAAAGAAGCAGTACAGCTGCAAATGCTGGTATATCCCGATCCAGTGCCGTTGCTGCATTTCAACCCACATGTAGGGCATACCACAGCTAGCTTCAATGTAAAAGACAACTCTGTTGGATTGTTGAGAGCGACCCCAAAGCAAAAGGCATTTAACCTGATGCTAATCAAAGAACGTAAGAAAAACTGCATACAATTTCTTACAATGGATTGCTCAAAATGCTGGGTTGGGTATGATTTGTGCCCAAGAGGTACACAGCCCTTGACAGATATTCAATTGCCTGATAACGTGGATATAACCATCAAAGGAAAAAATATATGTCAGAAGAAGATTTCCGAAGAAGCTTAGACATTCCTGTGAACATGGCTCTGCCGTTCAACTCAAATCACATGCTGTCAATCAGTCCTAGGGGGGTCATGTCGGCCAATGAGAGCTACGTTCCTCAACACGACATTATCAACTGCGTGCCCGGCGCATTCGTTGGCATGTGCAATTTGATTCAGAACGTAGATACCTACACGTCTACTCAGACCTTGCAGATCTCCGAAGAGGAAATGATGAAGGCTGTTGTGGCCGTGCGCTACATCCTGTCCAAAAACGGGATTAGCCACGCAACACCAGAAGAAGCTTACATAGCCTCAGGCTTCACAAAGCTTTCTTGGCAAGCTCGTACCTGGGTTCTCAAGAATCTAGGAGACATCCTGATTCGTATGTGGCATCAGGCTGCTATTGCAAGAGTAAATGACTTTAAGCAGTATGCGGATTCTCCTATAAATAATGCTGCAGAGAACTTGCTAAGAACCTTTAATAGAGGACTAGAATGAAAGACGATCTAATTGGAAAGTTTGCTGTCAATGAACAAAATGCTCTCGGTTATGTAGTTGGAAAGGAGATTCTGGGAGATCAAGTAGTCTATTTTGGAATTCCCGTTACAGGGAGCCGCATATGGCTGCTCATTAAGCCCATCACGGTGTTTGACTCCAAGATTGATCCAACTGCGTTGATGGAGATCGCTATGCAGGTCTCTCCCCCGAAGCCTATATCTGCAAAGATGGAGGATAAGAGTCAAAGCTCCGACATTTCGATCACAAAGATTATGGGCTGTGACTTAGGAGCTACGCCTTTTATTTCATTTAATATGCCCCCGATAGACAAACTGCTCAAAATGCCGGAATCTGATGACTTCGAAATTGACAATGACGATAACTCCGGAGATCATAAGAACGAAGACACTAAGAACTAATGACTAGTGCGCCTACCATCATCTGCTGGGATCTCGCCCTCGCCAATACAGGGGTTGCAGTTATCTCTGTAGGTCTTGACCAAGACAGACTGCTTTTTGTGGATACCATCCACACAGAGAAGACTGACAAGGTGCAACTTAAGAAGACCAAGATGCGAGTAGCAGACGATGAATGGCGTAGAACGACAGAGCTTGCTCAGGCGTTTAAAAAGATCCTCATGGAGCACGCTCCATGCCATATATTTATAGAGTGCCCTACAGGGGCATCCAAAAGCGCACAAGCTGCCAAGAGCATGGCAATTGCCAGAGGGGCTGCATGCGCTGTTGTCGACGGATTAAAGATACCTGCCACCCTAGTCACTCCGTTTGAGGCAAAAAGGGCTGCCACCGGCAGTACAGCAGCCTCCAAGCAAGATGTCAAGGCTTCGGTAAAAACCCTGTTCCCAGATTTTAACGGCTGGGTAAAGGGAAAAAGAGGACAAGTGCTGGAAGGAAAGAATGAACACGTGTACGATGCGTTGTCGGTTTACATGGCAGCTAGAACAACCAATGCCTACAAGGAATTAAAAAATGACAGAAACTACAAATAACAAACAAGTATCGCTACTGAACGAGAGCACCACCTTCACCCGTATTCCACATCCGGAAGGGGGCGGCGAACTACTTGAAGTCAAAGTCACTACCAAGATTCGTACTCAACTGGGTGTCCTGCACGACGCCACCCAAAGTTTCGTGCTAAGCGGCCAGGATGCGTCAGATACTTTAGCGTCTCTGCGCGTCATTCACAACAATCTGCAACTCATGCTGATGAAAGTTCAGCAGGAAGCTGAAAAAGCTCCAGAGGAACAAAGTAAGGACACAGCTGCATCCTTAAACGTACTTAAAACTACAGAATAAATATAATGGCTGAAGAGTCAATCAATAGAGTACTTACTCCAGCAAAAGCTGCATCCTCCCCACTCAGTACTGAATTGGTTATTGAGGATGCGGTTGCACCGCAAGACGAATTACAAAGTTGGGCTAAGGATTATAGTCTATTTTTTGTAAATACTCTCCATATGTATTTGCGCATACCAGTAAGTTTGTTTGAACTGTATGCAAAAGAATTCAACAAACAGCTCAAGATCACGCACTTTGTGTTGCCTGAGCCACTGCTTGTTGAAGATGTAGTCGCCTCTACTCAGTTTGCAGCTCCAGAACCAGGTTGGAGCAAATACCTACACGGTATGTCAAAAGAGGATTGGCCGCATTTTAAAAACTGGCTGAGTAATGCTAAATGGTTAGCCCACAATTCCATGGGCGAAAAAATAATGTATGGCTGCGAGACCGAAGACGTTGAAGTCAGAGATCCAGTAAAGCTACAAACCCTACAGGTGGTAGGTATAAAGGAATTTGTACCTATCACTTTTTTCATGCCCTGTAACTCTTCAGGAAAACTGTATCTCAACATAAAAAACGGACCTCCGTTTAACTGCATATACGTCAATCGAAGCGGTCCAGGGGGCGGAGAAGTCGTATCTCTATTCAAGAAACTGAGGGAAATGTTTTGAAAATTAATTTCCATGAAGCAGACCCTATGGAAGCCGAAGCGTCTTTTCCTAAAGACGGCAAGGGTATTGCCATGGCGGTAGAGCCGTCGTTTTACGGCAAGTCTAGGAATGCTATGGTCTGCGTACTGACATCTGCAAGTAATACTGGTAAATGGCTGTATCGCTATAAGCTAAAAGTAACCGATACAGGCAAACTCATGCTTGAAGATTTAGGCGAAAAGCGCAAACTTGACGTAGATGCACCTACGCTTAAATAAACGTTTAAACGCGTTAAAATAATTTAATCACGTTTCGCCATGAATCGGTCATGGTGAACTGGATGACCGGAATCTCCGCCGATTTACAGTCGGCGGTTTTTACTAAAAGGGGTGTACAAATGAGACACTGCACGGAAGCAGTAGTCAACGAACCATTGGCCATAACTAAAGCCTATGGTTACATTAACGAATGGGGTTTTTCATATGCTGAGAGGTTTAGGCACAGAAACGCCTTGTTCATCGGATCAGCAGACACCACGGCTTGCGCGCTAATCATGCGCATGCCTAAGGGTGCAACAGACGTCTACTGCCTACTCCACCATTGGAACGAGGGGCAAGTCAGGCATCTGAACTTCTCTACCAGCGTACCTTTTTTCGTAAATCTGGAAAATTTAGATACACCCAGATGGATGTTCGACGGAGAACAGGTACAGCTGCAAGACCTGGTTTTGACTAGAAATGAGGAGGCCGCCCAAAGAGCCAGAATGGTGGTGTCCGGTCTTCCGGCGCTGGCAGGTCTGGCTTACAAGTCTCATCTAATCAATGAGGCTTTCAATCAACCGCGGGTATTGACAAACGAACCAATTTTGATGGTGCCTAGGAGTAGTGGTAAGGTAGATACGGCTCCAACTGTAGTTGAACCTTTTCTGAGTTTTATATGCTCGGGCATAGGCAGCTTAATGTCGCCGGCGTATCTACGAATGAAGCAGTTGATTGCAGAGTACAAAATAACACCATGGGAGATGTATCTCAACGCTGGATGCGACCCTCAGACCATGATGTCCGATTTCGGTCGGAAACAGGGGATGCTGGGGCGACTTATCAAGATTGTTTCTGATATGATTGAACATCCGCTTGAGATGCTGGGAGTGGATCAAAACAGTTTACCGCTGTTGTTGACTAACTCTCAGATTACGCAGTTTAAAAACTGCCTGCCATGGTTTGTCATGGATGTGGAGGAATACGTAGTGCCTGTCCATAAGGAGTGTTTTCTAATGGGTAGGCGCACGGATACTTTCCACACCAAAAATAAAAGTTATATCGCCTGCAAACAACTAGGTTTTGAGATTCCAAATCTCGAACAGCTTCGACAGCAAACGCGTTCTTCCGATACTCCAAAGCAAAAGCCTCCAGCCCTGGTGGAAATAAAGCCCTCCATCAAAGAGCTAGAGCCTAGCGAATCTTAAAAAACCAGTCACACCCCGTATTCCCCGGTACCACATGCTGATTACATGCGGTACCGGGGTAGGGTTTTATATTTTAAACAGGCTTTGCATTGTATTTAATTATCAAAGGATCTCATGGTTTCAGACTATATAGCTTGCGTAATTACAGCATTAGACAAAGCGCAGATAATCTCTGCAGATCAAATTCAAAAAATTACCAATCTGGA